GGGCCATTGTCAGGCTACGTTGTGTAAGCAGCACTGATGTTAGCTAGGGCACGCTGGGTGTCTTCTACCCACCATTGTCCGTTCTTGTAGTTTCGCATTCTGTCGTCAGAAAGATTCGACAAGCAAATGAGCGCACTTCGCCGGACGCCACCCACAACGACCACCTCAGCGATTTTACATACGAGGTCGGAGCACTCAACAGAAGTGAGTTTACGTCCTGCTGACTTCTTAAAGAGAGTAACAGTGAATCGGAATAAGTCTTCGAGGGGTGCTGGACCAGAGGCTCGTCCACCAAAAGTCCTGAGTCTAGCGCCAGCGGGGCGGACACCACTAGTATTCCACTTGGGGACTTGTCCTGAGTAGAGCAGCGAAATAAGTTGACGTAGCGCAGAAGACCATCCTGCTTTACTATCTTTAACAACAATTGTTGATGTAGTGTCATGAAAGGTTTCTGCTACTTCAGGAAGCTTATTTACATATTGACGTTCTACAGAATAACCAACTCCTGTACCACACATCAGGATGTACATTGCCTCATCAAAGCAACGAGCGTCTTGTATGGGTAGATAGGAGCAGTTATATCCAGCAATGTTGTCTCGCTCCAGCGCTGGACCTGCCGTCATAAATGACCTCATGGAGGGCATTACATCCATATTGTAAATGGCATTGTACACCATTTCATATGGGAATGTATCTGGATGCTTCTTAGCAAAGAAGTCACAATAGCGTTTTACTGTTTCTTCCCAGTGCTCACGACGACCAAGGTCTTCTTGCCAACGAGCATAGCGACTCTTGAATACATATTTACTTAGGTTGTTCAACGTGCGTCACCATTTCCCATGATTACATTCCGTAATTGACGGCTAGTAAGCTTATCAACATTGCCCTGAGCCACGTCTTCTAGCGTCCAGTTGTTATCTGAAGCAATTTCTGCAATGTGAAACAGCACATCACCTAGCTCACTGAACAACTTAGTCATTGCTACATCTGGTGGAAAGTCACCACGGATGAGCTTCTGGAACACACCGGCCACCTCACCTCCTTCAGATAGAAGGCCCATTACACACGCTTCTGGTGTGTAGGAAGGTAGTCGGAATGTTGCTGTTTTGTTTTGGTATTCTGTAAAGTTCATTATAGTTCTTCGTAAATAAATAGATTTGGTAGATGCTCAGATAGCACATTATTAATTTGTACAGCAATGTCTCGATGCTCCTTCTGTGTAGAAACATCTTTACGGACATTACAATAGTGTAAAAACGATCGGATAGTTCCGTTCATATACATGCGAGACATAGTAAGCCCCTCAGGAAGCACCTTACGTGCTACCTCCTTAGCAATGCCTTTAGCCACAGCCTCTTCATACATGCTATGGGCTGTTTGCTGAATTGACCACACTTGGTAGTCCCACCAGCCTTGCAAATCTTCATCGTCTATAGCAATAGAATTCTGTCGATTCTTATGATCTTGTAGACGTGCTTCGCTAGCTACAAACTCTTTGCCTAGAGCTGAAGGCTCTGCATAGCGTTGGCTAAACTCTTGAAAGCTAAAGCTTCGGTGACGTAAGATTTGCCTAGCAATGTCACGAGTGACGTTCACCTCAATGACAGCATTAGCCATTTCAAATACAGAGAAATGTCCATGCTCTAGGCAATAAGCCAGTAGCTTTCCTACTGGCTTGTCTTGGTTTGCTGGGTTTGATACTCTTGCGCAGAAAGCCAGAGTGTTCTCTGCATCCGGCGTAATAGAGATTAGTTTAACACTCATACCGGACGCTTAATGTAGTCTTCTGGAAACAGTTCTTGGTGCATGTTGGCAAGCTCTTGTAGAGCCCGCTCTCGTTCTTCTTGTGCCTCTTGGTCTTCTACCAGACGCTTACGATATTTAATGTTAGCCCCGTGGTTCTTACTTAGAGCCTTTTCTTCTTCACGCTGTCGTTGTGTCTTGCTCACGTTACTCGTCAAAATAGTTAAATAGTTGTTCTTCTTGTTCCCGAATCTCTTCAATGAAAGCATCTACTAGGTCTTCAGAGGTTACACCTAGCAAATCTAACAGAAGGTATTCAGGAAGCCCCCTTAAACGCTCTAGAAGCTCCTGAAAGTCCATTTAGACAGCAACCCCAGACATTACATACAAGGCCCGTAGAGCGCCTTCTAGGAAGTCTGTATAGCTATCTAGGAACCAACCTGTATAACCTAGTAGCAGAGTAACACCAATTGGCTTCACATAGCCTGGAAGTGTGCGGTTGATCTTTGGTAGTAGGTATGTAGTCCAAGATCCTACAGCATAAAGAGCCATAAGAGTCCAGAGGATATAGAAGTGTGTCATTTAGTTTCCTTCTGTTGGAGAAGAGATTTTAACATTTGTAAACAATGAATGGCTTTGTCAATGTCAACAATGCCATTCTTGAGTGGGTAGCGAGTAATGTATTTAATGGCATTACCTTCTAGAAACCCTAGAGAGTTCTTGAAGATGTATTCTGCAGGTTGGATTACAAATTGCTTGTAATGGCTCCCGTCAATCTGTACATCAAGAGGCTCTGGTTGAAACATTTCTAGTTGCTTGTAGTCTTTAATATCGAATTCATTAATCATCTTGTCTTGTTCTTTCATTACATCTGTGTATTTAAAGAAGTTTTTTTCAAGCATACTTATTTCTTAGGTAGGACATAGAAACTGGCATAATGTCCATGTTGCCACTCCCTGTGACTTCATGCAACATCAACACACCTCTAAAATGCTTGTTACCTTGTGAGCCAAGGTAAGATTCTGAATGCTCGTATGAGCTACCAATGATACAAGCCGTAATGCGCTCTCCATCAGCCCTGTTTGTAGTGGCAAACTGGAGTCCTTGAGCATGTCCTGCAATGCAGCTCTGGTGTTTCTTGGCTAAGAGGGATTGCGCAGATGAACAAGGTCTGCCCATAAGGCCCGAAGTAAAATAATGGCTGAAAGCAATGCCTTCAATAACAACAACTTCAAGAAACCCATGTACTTCCCAATCAGATAGAGCAAAGTCTTTATACCCAATAACACCTTCTAGCTTAGAATCGTTCTCAACAGCACGTTCAACACGCTGGCAGTGGTTTCCCATCAGGTATACTAGCCTGGGTTTGTACACTTTCTTAGCATTGCGTCGCTGTTGTTCTTGCTTGTCTTTTAATGGCTGTAATAGAACACGCATTCCTTCATTACCAGCAGCAACATCATCAACATAGCGCCTTCCCTCGAAGCTTTTCTTCCCTATATCGTAGGAGCTTAGGGAAGGCATGTCCCAATGATCTCCTAGATGAACAACAACATCGGGTTCTTTTTCTACTAAGTACTCACCAATAAAACGTAAGTAGTCAAGTGAAATATCAGGCTTTACTTGTGTATCTCCAATACATAAAATGCGCATTATGTATAGGTCCTAATAATCCAACTAGCAAACGCTAGTAGCTCTTCTTTTGATGCATTTGATTTCATCATGTTAGCTTTAAAACTAATCACTTGAACATTACCTTTTGTATATCCTTTAGTATAGTCGATACGATCCAATGAATAGGAATCTGCTAGACCACCAGCACCGGTACAAATATTGACTTTTAATGGGATATTTAGTATTGGACACAGTTTAGGAATTACTAAGTCATCATCAGTAATATCAAATGTAATTCCCCTTGTCTTTGCCCTATGTCTAGCCGATCTAAGTAGCTGCTTTTCAGGTTTCTTTAATTTATAGGTGTTTGTCCAAGCTTTAGTTTGATCTTTATTATATTCTATCTGACATTCAGAAGAGCAGAACTTATGGTTTTGCCCTGTCACTGTGAATTCAGTTCCACATTGAGGACACTGTTTTACTATCCCCATTAATTCATACCACCATGCCCAGGGAATTTCATTCGTAGAGGTTGATGATCACTATCTTCATCATCAAGAGCAGCTTCATAGGGCTCATCTAAATAAAATTGCACCCCAGCAGAGAGTAAATCGTTGACACTATAATTAAATAGGAATGAGGCTTCACGTTTGTTTACCAAACCCTCCACCTTGATGTCTCCATTCTCATCTTTACCAACTACTTTGAATTTCATCGCTTTTTTCTCTCTTCGTTTGATTTTTTTGTGTGACACTCTGAACACAGGATTTGTAAGTTGTCCTTATCACAGAACAGGTTTTCTACAAACGTGTTCCAGTCAACCCAACCTACTTGTGGATCTACACAGGGCTTGATGTGGTCTGCATTAACATCTTTAGCAGGAAACTCACCTTGGCATGAAGCACATCTATAAAACTGTGCCAGTCTGTTGCTTTTAGGGTTAATGCGCTTTTCAGTTTTAGCCTCATTAAGTGTCTCATACCTCGGTGGCCATTTACGACTTCCTGCACGCAGAGCAGAGACAATAAAGGCTTTTTTCCTAGCAGGTGTCCATTCAGACACCTATTGGCTCCCAACCAAAATCTTTCCATCGTTCTTGGATGTCGTCGTTCTCCTTACGCCACAAATATAGGCACTGAGCATTCATTAGAAACTCTTCATCGTTACCATAACAGTCTCGCACAATATTAAACAACTCTTCCTCTGTCTCAGCATAGGCTGTTAGCTTAGCAGCTTTAATCTTACCAATGCCTTTTCGACCGGGCACATTGTCTGCTGTGTCTCCCTGTAGCATTTGTGTGTATAGAAACTTAAGCCCGTCAAATGGTGAAATAAGTGTCCTTACCTTAGAACGTGGATTGTAATTAATACCACTAAACTGTAACAAATCCTTATCTAGGCTAACCACTGTAGAGGCGCAGTCTAGTGCATAATGGGCAATACCTACATCATCGTCTGCTTCTTTGCCCTCACTAACCTTAGCCCCCCAAGCTGAGATTAAGTGCTCTCTACATGCTTGTAAATACTCTGGCTTCTCTACACCAATTCTATTTGCTTTATAGTTTGAGTAAATCTTGTATCTAAAGTTGTCCTTTCCAGATAGAAACAACCTGTGTTCTTGGTCATTACATGCTACCAGAATGTCTTCAAGCATGTTGTTGAGAGAGTTTCTAGCATACTCCTCCCCCATCCCAACTGCATTGAAGGCTGCTGCATAGCAAGTTGAATCACTGTCTATTAGCAGCATTAATTACTTAATATGGGATTTGATCCATATCGTCGTTAGGCATATCAATGAGGCTAGGAGCTTGTGTAACAAAGGCTACAACAGTTTCTGCTAGAGCAAACACAGCAGCCTTGTCTAGAGCAGTTTTAGCCCCAGGAGACAGCATAGCGATAGCATAGTTAACAGCAGATTGACGCACAATGAGTCGCTGACGCTCTGCACGTTCATCCTTGCTCTCGAAATCTCGCCCTGAAGAACTCGCTGCCGTACGGCCCGTAGATGCTGTTGCTGCATTAGTTGCATTTTGAGGTGCTGCTAACGAGCCATCTGCCTTTACCATAGAGGTCCAGTTCCAAAATTCTCCCACTTTCTCTTGTGTAATCTCGTAGACTTCACCTTGCTTTGCATCCTTTGCAATAGCATAAATAGAGGGGTTTGCAAAAGACATAATCTTCTTTGTCTTCACATCCGTCTTGCCTTGATATTCACTCTTGTAAACTACCTCAGCACATTGAAATTTCTTACCTGCTGGTGTAGTAACGTCAACATTTACGATAGTGATGGTGCTCATTGAATCTCTCCATTAATAATATTAATGCGTGTCGTTTGATACGCTTTGCTTGCTTCTTCTGCGTCGTTAAATCTACCTAGAGGATATGAAACCCCTTTGTACCTAACAGTAGCAGTATACTTATTTTTATCCCACCTAACACCTCTGTACCCAATTGTTGAGTTTGTATTAGGGTTGTATTTATTTAAAGAGTTTATACTTTTTGGGACATCTCTTAAATTCTCAATTCTATTGTCGTTCTTAATTTGGTTAATATGATCTATATCCTTTTCAGGCCAGGAGCCATATACATAGAACCAAGCTAACCTGTGCTCATTATATACCACTCCAGCTACTTTTAATTGTCTGTAGCCTTTGGCGGCATTAGATCCTGCCCTTTGACCAATATTAATCTTGTCTGAAACCTTTACTTTCCAAGTAAACACACCTGTTTCTGGTGTGTAGTCTAGTATGTCTCTAAGCCTATCAAGTTCAATCTTTTGTGTCATTGTACCTACAAATTTATTTCCTTAGCTAATATTGTACCATATCTGAGAAGCGATGTCAAGACAATTTTAAATCTTTCATGTCTCCTTTAGACATACCATACTGTACTTCAGCAGTCATAGGAACATCCATTGTGTAGCCCCAAATAGTTTTTACCATTCTTGGTAAACTCTCTACACTCTCTAGAAGAATCTTACCTACAGCATCTACATTCTTAGATGGGCATGAGGCCACAATAGAATCGTGCACTGTAGAGACAAGCTTTGCTTCTAGACCACTCTGACGCAGAAGTTTATTAGATTGTAGTCTAGATAGCATTACTAGGTCTGCCCCGGCGCTCTGTATGCAATAGTTCTTGATCTGTGTAATAGGCCATTTTAGTTCTCCACGTAAGTTTTTCTCAGCTTTGAATGGAAAATATCTACCGTTAATAGGATTGACAAGTCGTCCTGTAAGTTGCACCTCTTCAATAATCTTTTTGTGCCACCTAGCAATAGCACTATACTTGTTATAGAAAGTATCAATTACCTCTTGCCATTTAGACTCATTAAATCCTACTTCTGCAAAGTCAGGGTCGTGAGCATATGAATAAGCACTCCCTCCAAAAAGTAAACGGAAAATAAATACTTTTGCAATAAGTCGTGATGGTAGTCCAAAAGCATTCTGATTGTTAAGGTGCATGTTTTGCTTCTCAACAATCTCTTTAATCATCACTGGATCTTTAGCAAGGTCTGCTGCTACACAAACCTCCAAAGACTTGACATCCATATTAATCAGCATAATGTGTCAAAATATAAGAA